ATATTATGGTGCTGGAACAACTGGGGCAAATGGAGCAGGTTGGGCTGCTACAGCTAATACAGGTAATGGTGGTCCTGGTCATGGTACAAGCGTAGGAGATGGAATAGGAGAAAGTGGAATTGTAGTACTTAAAGTACCAACAGCTAGTTATTCAGGAACAACTACAGGTTCTCCAGCAGTAAGCACATCGGGCTCAGATACTATAATGAGATTTACTGGTACAGGTACTTATACCACTTAATAGGAATAAATAATGAATACAGAAGACCATAAAAAAGCTATTAAAGAGGGACTACAGGAATGGCTTGATGACAAGTTTATTGAGTTTGGAAAGTTATCTCTTAAAGGAATATTAGCAGTATTCTTAGTAGGACTAGTATACTTATGGTCAGTATCTCAAGGTTGGAAAATATGAGACCTATTATTTATATAGTAGCATTATTAGCAGCTCTACCAATAACACCTATTATTTTAAGTTTAATCTATGGATGGTCTAATACATGATAAGTTTACTATCGCATTTAATACCAATAGGACTTGGCTTCTTTGCTAAGTTAACTGCAATTAAATCTAAGCAATCACATGACGAACACAAGCTCATGCTACAAGGAATGAGTGCTAAAAGAAAGTTTATTGACAGTGCAAGAGATCAATCTAATAAAGAGTCATCCATGGCTGCTTGGAATAGAAGGTTTCTTATTGTAGTTATACTAGCTTTAGTAGCTATGTATCCTCTTGCAGGTGTTCTTGGCATTGAAACAGTAATTCCTGTAACAACAGCAGGATTTAATTTGTTTGGTTTATTTGAAATAGGTGGGGGTACAACCCTTGAAACAGTAAAAGGACTTTACAAGTTTGACGAGATATTCCAATGGGCTACTATTATTATAGAGTTCTACTTTGGTGGTCAACTAGCTAAGTCTAACTAGGAGAGTAAGAATGCCTTTTATGACAAATGGTAAGAGAGATTACAAAAAAGAACTAGCTTGGGAAAAGAAGAATAAGAAGAAGAGAGTTAAACAAAGAGCATCACGTAATGCAGCAAGAGCTAAGTTAGGACTTAAGAAGGGGGATGGTAATCATGCTTCTCATAAGAATGATAATGCAATGGATAATAGAAGAAGTAATTTAAGAGTACGTACTGCTAGTGCTAACTTAAAGAAAGAATCAAATAAGAAAAAAAGGAGAACTACATGAAATTACCACATATGATGTATAGTAAAGCAGGAAAAGGAGTAATGGTAACTACTAAGAAAAGACATCTTGAGTTAAAAGCAAAAGGGTATAGTCATACTAAAAGTAAAAGCAAAGCTAAAGTTAAAAAGGTAGCTAAAAAAAGTATGAGCCTGGGTTATTAATGAGTATAGATTATAGAGGTGAAACCTTTGCAGGTTATAATAAACCTAAAAGTTCTACTAAAGGTAAAAAGTCTCATGTAGTTCTTATTAAAGATGGTGGCAAAGATAGAATGATTAGATTTGGAGAGGCAGGAGCTTCTACTGCAGGTGCTCCTAAATCAGGAGAATCAGATAAAATGAAAGCTAAACGTAAATCATTTAAAGCAAGACATCGTAAAAATATAGCAAAAGGAAAGACAAGTGCTGCTTATTGGGCAGATAAAGTTAAATGGTAACTAAGGATAAACAATGACATATCTTGAAATAGTAAACAAAGTATTAGTTAGACTCAGAGAAGAGCAAGTCTCTTCTATTGCTGAAAATGAATACTCTTCATTAATCTCTGATCTTACTAATGTAACTAAAAATGAGATAGAGAATGCTTGGAATTGGAAAGCGTTAAGGAATACATTTACTATAACAACAGTAGAGGACATCTTTAATTGGAAACTAGAAGATTCTGGTACTCGTTTTAGAGTTCTTGATGCTTATAATGCTACAACAAAATCATGGATTAACTTAAGACCTACCGAGTGGATGGATGAAGCTTTTGCTTTTACTGATACACTAACAAAAGGTGCACCACAGAACTATGCTTTTAATGGAGTAGACTCTAATGGAGATACTCAAGTAGATCTATTTCCTGTACCTGATAAAGAATATATCATTAGAATTAATGCTGTAATACCTCAAGTAGACTTAGTATTACCAGCTGACGTACCTTTAATACCAGCACAGTTAATTATAGAAGGGACAATTGCTAGGGCTATTAGTGAAAGAGGGGAAGATGGGGGAATGCAGGACCAAGAACTTAGATATCAAAGACTTCTTTCTGACTACATTGCTATTGAAGCAGGACAGAAACCTTATGAAACTATATGGATGGCAGTATAGTGGCAGGACAGTTACAGCCGATTAGTCTACTCTCTCCAGGTTTCCTAGGTTTAAATACACAGGATGCTAAAGTAGGTTTAGACAGTGGCTATGCTATTAAAGCTAATAACTGTATTATTGATCAATATGGTAGACTAGGTAGTAGACAAGGATATACTTTAACTACTACAACTCCAGGGGACTTAACTTCTACTAAGAATATTGAATCCCTCTTTGAGTTTAAAACTACTGCGGGTGGTATTGTTGTTTTTTCAGGGGGTAACCTTAAGTTATATACAGGAACTACTACATTAGCTACTTCTCTTTTTTATATAGCTGATCAGGCAACACCAGTATCATTAACCTTTACAGCTAATAGATGGCAGTTTGCATCAGCAGCTGAGGGCTTAGGAGTAGCTGGAGTTATTAATGGATTTGCAGTACAGAAATCACATAGAGCAATGGTCTATAGAAAGGCTACTTCAGGATCATTAGCTGGTACATATATATGGCAACGTATTGGAACAGATGGTTATGGAAAAAGACCAACTGGAGTAACAACATTTGATCCTGATACAATGTTATCAGCTTATGGAAGAACTTGGGTATCAGGCTTAACAGAAAATAAACATACTCTTTTCTTTTCAAAGTTATTAGATCCAAGTAATTTCGTAGATGCCGGCTCAGGTGTATTAGATATAAGTAGTGTTGTAGGTAATGGTGATGAGATAGTAGGGCTAGCACAACATAATGGATTCTTAATTATATTCTGTAAAGAAAACATATTAATATATTCAGGTGCTGATGATCCTACCACAATGACATTAGTTGATACAATAGAAGGAGTAGGATGTGTATCTAGGGACTCTATACAAGCCACTGGTACAGACTTAATCTATTTATCGAAGTCAGGTATTAGATCTCTTAAGAGAGTGGTTCAAGAGAAGTCTTTACCTATGAGAGAATTGTCTTTAAATATTAGAGAAGACATTGTAGACTACTTAGCAGTTGAACCAAACTTTGATAATATTAAGTCAGTTTACTATGAGAAGGAAGCATTTTATTTATTAACCTTCCCTGCCTCTAAGATTATGATTTATGTAGATTTAAGAACAGCTCTACCTAATGGCGCAGCTAGGATAACTACTTGGTCCTTAGATGATGGAAGTATGTTTACTAGCTTTACAGCAACAGAAGACAGAAAGTTATATATAGGAGTTACTGGTGGTATAGGAAATTATTCTGGATATAGGGATAATACTGATACATATCAACTTGTTTATAAATCTCCATTCTCTGATGTAGGTGGTGGAGTATCTAAGAAGTTCTTAAAGCGAGCTAAGTTACTAGTTATTGGTTCTGGTACTCAGGACTTTACCTTTCAATATGGGTATGACTATACACTTAATCCTAGAACAGTAGTACTATCAAGAGATTTAGGTACAGGCGTATATGCTAAATTTGCTAGTACTACATCATTATATGCAGTAAGTAAATATTCTTCAGTAGGGATTGGTGTACAAGAAGTTAGAGTTCCTTTAGGAGGACATGGTGAAACATTTGCATTTGGAATAATAGCAACAATTGACAATGAGAATGTAAGTATTCAAAAAATAGATTTATTTTTAAAAATAGGGAAGAGTTCATAATGACTGATTATACAAAGACAACAAACTTTTTAGCAAAGGATTCTTTACCAGATTCTGATACAGCTAAGATTATTAGAGGATCAGAGTTTGATACAGAATTTAATAGCTTAGTAACAGCTGTAGCAAGTAAAGCAAATACTTTATCTCCAGTATTAACTGGAACTCCAGCAGGTCCTACAGCGACCTCTACAACAAATACAACACAGCTAGCAACAACAGCTTACGTAACAACAGCAGTAGGGGCTTCATTTCCTACAGGTGGTATTATTTTATGGTCAGGAGCAGAGGCTGCTATACCTTCAGGATGGATACTTTGTAATGGTTCTGGTGGATCACCAGATTTAAGAGATAGATTTGTTGTAGGTGCAGGAACTACTTATGCTGTTGATGCTACTGGTGGTAGTGCAAATGCTGTAGCAGTAAACCATTCTCATACATCAAGTGTAACAGATCCTGGACATTTACATGGAATTGACTTTCAAGCAGTAGCTGCTGGAGCCTCTTATGGTTCAGCAACTTCTGGCTCTTCCGCAGGAACACAAACAGACTCCGCAACAACTGGAATATCAATAACAGTAAACCCACTAACTGGAGAAGCAGGTACTAATAAGAACCTACCTCCATACTTTGCACTATGTTATATTTATAAAACTTAAAGTATGACACCAGAAGATATCGCAAGATATGAAAAGAAGTCTAATAGTAAGTTTGATGATACTAATTTAATAGATAATGAACATGGTTTTATGAGTTGGAAGGTAGATGGAGATCACTTTGTTTGTCTTAGTGCTTATGGTGATGGTGTATATTGGGATAAGTATATGAATGAGTTAGCAAAGCAGTTGGGGTGTACAAAGATATTAACTAGTACAGAAAGAAAGAGCTACAAGGCATATGTAAGGAAGTATAATTTTAAATTAGTAGGATACATTTTAGAGAAAGGGGTGGTTTAATTATGAGTGGATTTATAGGTAAATTAACAGGATCAACAAAGGCTGCTAAGCAGGCAGATGAACGTTATCGTGCCGCTGCTGATAGAGCAGTATATAATCCCTGGGATGTCAGTGGTTCTTACTATGGTGATGCCTCCTTTAATAAGGATGAAAAAACAGCTAGTTACAACTTATCTCCAGAGCTTATTAAGCTACGTGATATGTTTATGGGAGAGTCCTTTAATATTGGAGAAGATGCGGCTTCGGCTGCAGCTGATGCTGACAAAGTAAAAGGATTTGGTAGAGACTTAGTTAATGATGCTATTGGTGGTAGTATTGCAGATTCAGCTACAGGCTACTATAATGATATACAAAGTATTATGGCTCCTCAACGAACACGA